AGTACCATAAGCAGTTGGATCAATAACACCAGCAGTATTTGCTTTATGTGTATTGATGATATTCAACCACTTCTCAAAGTATGCTCTTGCCTTCATGTCCTTATCGTTAATGAAGGTTGCTGACCAGTTATCAAATGTCCTGTCTCCAGCAATCTTAACTGTTCTTCCCCTAAAGGGAACTTCAATAACTCCAACATTGGATGCTGGAAGTTGAGCAGACTTACACATTAATGTGATAAGTTCTTGATCAGCATCAATCTGTGCAGGGAAATTAATATCCACCTGGAACATATTGGGCCGAACACCCTGACTTACTTTTTGTAAAAATCCTGAGACGTTGCTAGTAATTGCCATTGTTTTAAATGTCCTCTTCTTTTATATATTTAACGAATTAGCGTCCAACGACTTCGCTGAACGAAACACCAGTTCTAGTAGCAGTAAATGTAACTGTTACATAGTTGATGGAACGAGCAGGTTTGATGAAGAGTTCCGCAACAAATTCGTTACGGTCAATTACATCTGCTGTGTTGTTTGTGGTATCGCAGACAACTAAGAAGTCAGTAATACCTTGCTGTGCAACGATATCATTTAGATATCCATTGATAGTTGCAAGGAATCCACCACGTGTAACATCATCATTGATCTCAAAGAGAACTGCCTTACCAAGTGCTTCAACTCTCTTCTCAATATTGAGGAAGAGACGGCGAACATTGATACGATCAAATGCGGATGGAGAAGCAAGAGCAGTCTTGTCACCAAATAGTACAACACCTGTTCCAGGGAAGCTAACTACTGGATTAATCCTGTTCTGATAAAGCTCGTCTCTGTCTGCCTTGTTTGGATTGTATGCTAACTTAACTACGTTGCGAAGACCACCACGTGATAGTCCAGCAGGTGAAATCCAATCAGCATTTGTTGTTGAAGTATTAACACATAGTCCAGCAATGTCTCCATTAGTTGCGACCCAACGATACTTATCGTTGAAGCGGTCATACATGTACTTGTATCCACTATCAAGAACAGCATAAGATGTTGATGTTACACTGTTAAAGAAGTTAAGTGTATTAGTTCTTTGTTGTACAGCAGAAAGAGCAGAACCACCAGAACCAATTAAGTTTCCTTTATATGGTGAAACAAATGCTACACAATCTTTACGTGCTGCTGCAATTGCAACTGCTTTCTGTGCTTTAGAAAGTGTATCTGCTTCAGTACCGAATGATCCACCACCTAGAACAAAATCAACCTCGGTTTCTTCTGTATCTAAGAATAAATCATATGCACCACTAACTTCACCAGCAGTATACTGATAATCATCAGTACCATTTCCTAGATCTGTTTCATTACCAGCAACTAGTAGGAACTTATCTCCACTGCTAAGAGCACTTGAAGCACTTCCAATAGCAGCACCAGCTCCTGAACTTGCTGGTTCAACAGTTCCTGTTAAAGCAGAACCGTGGAAAATATATTGTGACTGATCATTTATAATATCTTTGAAGTAAGTAGAACCACCTTCAGAACTCTTACCATCTGATAGTTTGGAGAGATATGTAAATCTTTCTAGAACTGTATTAGCAGCACCAGAAACATCTCCAGTTGTATCAATAATTGCAATATGAACTTCATCATATGAGATGCCACGAGAAGAAGCATACTCAGAAGTACCAGGACGAGGACCAATTGCAGAGAGTTTCAACCCAGTTGAACCAATTGCAGTGTTTGTATACCAGTCTTTAACAGATGCTACTTCAATGTTATCGTTAGATACTGAAGTAATTTGTACTGTTAGATCAGCAGTAGCACCAGTTCCAAGATTTGACTTGTCAACTGTTACTGTTCCTGTTGCATATCCAGTACCACCAGAGTTAACAGTAACACTAGTAACAACACCGTTAACATCAATAACAACATTTAAAGTTAAACCACTACCAGAACCACCGTCAGCTGGTACGTTATTGTGGTTACCATTCTGACTACCTAAACCATTATAAGCAGTGAAGGTTGTTCCTGTTACAACACCGTCACCTGGTTCGTCAAAGTAATCACCAACTGTAACTAGACTTGTTGGGTTATCAAGAATGACTCCCAATTCTTTAGTAGCAGCATCCCAAGAATAAATTCTACCAGCCTTACCAGCAATCGTTGTGAATGCAGTATCTTGTGTAGTAGTAGCAGGAGCAGAAGCGAGTGTAAGAATTTGATCAGCACCACGGTCTACAGCAACCACCTTAAGTGAATTACCCCATGTACCAGCAGATCTTGCAGCAAATATACTTGCACCACCAACACCAGCAACCCAGTCACTGTCATTCTTAATAAGAACTCCAGCACCATTTGATGCGTTAAGAACACCAGTAGCAGCACGTACTACAGCTAGTTGTCCTCCATATCCAAGAAACTCGTTTGCTACCAACCAATCTTCTGCATTTGAATCCTGTGGTGTACCAAAGGTATCAATTAATGCTTTCTGACTAGAGATGCTTACAATTTCACCAATTGGTCCCTTCTGGAAGGATGACGCAAAAGCAGCAGTAAGAGCTGAATCTCCTACAATTACAGTATTCGTTAGGTCACGTTCTCTAAGAACTACACCAGGCGAGACTTGACTTGCCATGTTTTTCTCCTCGTAGATGCTCTAAATTATCTTTAAGTATTTAGAATATCCAGTAAGTCAAGAAGTCAGAGACCCTAGGGGGTATTTGAATACCCCTAATAATTCCACATATATGATACTTCTTCCTGTGTATCACCATAAGCCCAAAGTTCTCCATCACCATCAATGAATGTATCATCACCAAATCCATCATCAATAAATCCAAAGGGAGCCATGTCCTGTTCTATCTGATCTCTCTGTTCTTCATAAATTCTTCTTCTGACATCTTGATCTGTCATCTCTCTGAAATACTCTTGCATAACCAACCAAGCAAAGAGTACAAGACACATCACTAGGTCATCATGATATCCATCATCCGCTTCCCAACACTGTTTTCGCTGAATGAAGGTAGTTAATTCTCTGAGTATATCAAAGTCTTTAAAGGTTAACTTGTCATCTTCTATGATTGCTTTTAAGTTTGCACAACCTTGTTTCTTAACTGTGATGCTCATCTTCACACCCAGTTGAGTTTTGTTTCCAGAGAACCCTTGACCCACTACTTGTCCAGCTCTACCTCTCATAGAACACATTAATATATTAGGATATTCAAGATCGTAATTCAACATTGCTCCTATACTGTCTCCAATATCATTTACTTCAATTAAAATATATGGGAACCGATACTCTTTGGCTACGGAATGAATTACCGATGGAAATAGTACAGGTTTGATTTCATTATTTCTGTACTTGGCAACAATTTGATACGGTAACGTGGTGATATCAAACACGACAAAAGCACTGTAGTCGCCACCGATACCTCTGGCAACATCCACAGTGATAATATATTCGTGACCTTCTTCGCTTCTTTTATATACGTCAAGTCCAGCATTGCTCGTAATAGGATCTTCAAATGGAATAGCTTGTAGTTTGGCAGGAGATATAAGTGTATCAGCAGATCCAAGGAAGTCACACTCAAACTCCTGTGCAAACTGTCTCTTAGATGTGTTCTTTAATGTTTCTGCTTTCCACTTAGCATCTCTGCCTGGTACTTGAGACCAATGTACTTCGTTGGTAATGTAATCATTCTTACCATTCCTAGCATCTTCCCACATTTTATAAAAGTGGTTCATACCATTAGGAGTAGATATGATTATAACCTTAGTTGATTTACCAGAAGTAATAGTAGGATATACAGATGCAAAGAACTGTTCTGCTACGTGGTTAGGAACGAACGCAAACTCATCAAGGAATAGAATGTTGAATGACATACCACGAACCGCACTAGCAGACGTAGAAGCAGCGAGGATCTTAGATCCGTTCTCTAGTTCAACATTACCTTTATTCCATACTAGGATGCCATGCTGCATCCACTTAGGTAAGTTCTCGTATGCTAGTTGTAGTCTACCTAAGAGTTCCCTTGCAGTAGATGCCTTGTTAGCAAGTATCCCAATGTTAACGCTATCATTGAAGATAGCATAGTGAAGCAGATACGCCACCACAGTGGTTGACTTACCAGTCTGACGAGGAAGTTTTGCAATGTTAAACCTATTGTTATGAAAGTCCATCAAAATGTTCTTCTGGAAATCATACATTTCAAAAGGAACAAGACCTTCATCCAAGTTAATAATCTGCATGTAAGTACATGCAAAGTACAATGGATCTTGCTTACACTTGATCCATTCTTCTACTTGTTTCTTTGTAAATTGTATCTCAGTACCAGCCTTTTTCAGGTTGGGGTTACCAAGATATACTTCAGTCTTCGCTACCATGTCCTTCAGTATAATTAAAGTTTATTACTACCTTCATTCCCTGTTCTGTTGTTGATACTCCACTATGTCTCGTATTAGATGGAAATGTTACATACCGATTTTCAACACAATCTACCTTAGTACCATCTTCAAATTGAGTATATCCATTACAAGTATTTAAATATAATATTCCAGTTGTACATTCAAATCCATGCACCTCTTTACAAAAATCAGTATGCATAAAATACTTAATTCTATCTTCTCTATCTAGGCTAGTTGGAGGATTTAAGTTGATTTTGATTCTATGTAATTTAGAAACATTCAATCTTTCATCTTCCAGAAGAGGATTTAATGGAGATATATTATAAGAATCTGCTTTTCCTTCTTTTTCATCATACAATGTATGACAAGCTTGCCAATTATGTTGTATCTGGACTTTATCAGGTAAGTCAGGATATCCACTACCCATTGGATGTAGTATAGGACCCCAATACCAAGGGAATTCCAGATTGCAATATGTTTGTCTTAAAAGAAAAAAATCTTCCTTTGATAGAAAATTATCATAAAGTTCCATGTGATCTTCTTATCGCACGTAAGTCATCAAAATTCTTTTGCTTAGTACCACCATCATATGCCCAAGCATATCCTTCGGTGATCATCTGTTCGTTTAATGAAAACTCATCATCGCCAACATAGAGCCAACCAAGAAGCCTACCATACTTCCCAACGCCACCCTTAAGTTCAGTTCTAATAACGAGCTCTTCATCTCCCTTGATCGTATCTGTCAGCTTCTGCTTCATCCAGTTCGTTGCGTCTATCCCAAGGATCTTCTCTTCTTTGTCCCTCGTCCTCTTCTCTGGGGTGTCCACACCTGCAATTCTCACTCTCTCTTTCTTTGTCAGGCTGAACCCAAGGTCCAGGGTCACGTCTATCGTGTCTCCATCCACCACTCGGTTTATCTTGACCACTCGGAAATTGTAACAACTCTTCCGACTCGGTGGTATCATCGCACCCATATTCTTCATCCTCCATTATCAATGCACTATTTAGTGTCTCTTCAATAGAGGTTCTATTCTGCTCCGATTCCCACGTCCTGAACTCCTGTATCAGTGTGTTCGGATTCAGTGGAGATGTCATTAGAAACAACGGGGTTAGGATACCAGCTATCATATTTAAAGATCCAATAAATTGAAATGCCTACTAATACTAACAGTATAGCACACATTATATTTATTGACCAAACTACATCACTCAATCTCTTTGTCTCCAGTCGTCAGATCTTTCTTGGTGAAACCATTCTACTACATCTTCTGGTGATCCAAAACCCCTCTTATGATTGCTTGAATCGGGGTCTCCTAAGTTCAAGCTATTCAGAAAAGAATCAGTCGGATCCTTAGATATTCTTCTTGCTGTGTTTAACATACCTCTAGCAGCAGTATTTGCCTTTGCTAATTTCTCTGCCCAAATCATATCCTCTAGACTAACCTCAACCCCAGAACCTATGTCCTTACAGATTGCTGTTAGCCTCAAACGGTATTGTGTTGATAGCATATG